ATCATCGTCAGGTACTACTGTTTTTTCTTTAGCATTAACTAGCATACTCAAAATAGATGCAGCTTGTTCGCCTAGTAGTAGGGGCTCAGATTCACCTGGAAGAATAATTTTTGTAGCTGGATTAGTTAAATAGTACAGGTCTTCAGTAAAACCTAGGCCATCAGCAAATTCCATAAGTTCCGTTTTTGCTTCAGAGTCTTCGTCATAAATGCCTGGAACTACTTTTTCAATCTCTGCTACTGAGGTATCTATAATTGAGTCATACTCCCTATTAAAATCAGCTTGCTGTTTAACCAGATCAGCGGCGTCTCTTTGACTTGTTTCATAGATATTTAATTTTCGCAGATATATCGCAGCTTGTGCTGGATTATCATCAGCGAGATCCTCAAATTGGTCCTCTGTAAGCACTTCAAAGCTATCTTCATCCTCTGTTAATTCTTCAGGTTTTGTCTGAACAACCTGCATTTGAGTTTGAAGCGTTTGAATTTGCTCTTTTAGGTACTTTATTTCTCCTCTAGCCTGGTGAACAGCTTCTAATGGAACAAAACCTTTAGGAGTCTCTTTAGTCTCCGGCTCGGAGCTGGCCGTTTTTTCCTCCGTGACTTTTAGTTCTTCCTCTTTGGATTTTTCCTCTTCAGCCTTTGTAGAAGGTTCTAAGGTTGTTTCTTCCTCAGTTGTTTCTTTAGCTATCTCCTCAGTGGCTACTTTAGTCTCGGTTTCTGGGGTTTTAGTCTCTTCAACATTGTCCCCACGTAACTCTGCATCAGTAGGTCCTGTAATACCTTGAGACGCCATTACATCAACTTCTACAGTACTTTCTGTTTCTACTACATCTGTTGGTGGCATTTTGCATCCTTTAACGTCTCTGTGGACGATTTACTATGTTTTACGACGCTTAGTCGCTATAGTCCTGCCCCTGGTGAATTAGGGAAAACAGAATCAAAATTACTACGATACTTCTTTTTACCTTTCATATCTTTGTCGTGGTTCCAAAATACAAAATTTTTTCCGTTTGGGAGTTCAGGCTGAGACTTAAAATGCTTTTCTGCTCTTGCCTCAAAAACCGCCTCTTCATGCTCTGTCATTTAGGAGCTCCTTTATCGTTATTAGGACCTTTCTTTTTGGGATTTTTTGAATGAGCTTGCTCAGACCGTGTAGGTCCTTCTTTCAAATTATTCTGAGCCATTTGTACAGCTTGCTGACCAATCTGGAATCCTTTTTGATCGACATCTTGTTTAGCTATTTCAACCTTTTGCAACTCAACTTGCGTTTCCGCCCGTATCTTCTCTGTCTCTGCAGCTGTTTGTTCTTGTTCTTGTCGAACTGCAATATCGTTAGCCTCTTGGTCTTTCGCTTGTTGCTCAGCTTTTGCTTGTTGCTCCTGCTGCTCTTGTTGCTCTCGCTCAACTGTAGTTATATCCTCAAAACCAGGCATACCTGTCGCCTTACGAATCTGGGACAATAACTCATCTTTATTAGGTAAGTCACTAATCTCCATAGCCAAGTTAATAAGAGGTCCAATTGCTTCTGGAGGCGCCTTATTAAGTGCGGCGAATATATTCTCCATATTCTTCTCCCGCATAGTATCAGTCATAGGCGTAGTAGAAATTACTATATCAAATCTAGCTTGCGTAATATCATTTCTAACTGTAATACCAGTGTCATCTAAAAATCTCTCATTTACAGTAGTAAATTTCTCAGTCCCAGTAACCCGGTCAGTCACGCGTAGCACTTTCTCATCTGTCCAGGTATCTTGAACCAGTGCCATTAACTTCTCACCTAAAATCTTGTCAGACATTTTTGCGTTATCCAGGAGAGAAGCAGTAACCGATGCTGAAGTTGCTTCTTGTTTCTCCATCATACCTGTAGAACGTACATTAGATTGGGGCTGAACATCTCTAGACCCTGTTATCTCTTGTATCTCACGTTCAGAGGCATTTAGCACCTCCATTTGAGCGGGGGCCATAACTCCCATTTCTTCAATTCGAATACGGTCCATCTTGCCCCTTTTCATGACAATAAAACCGTCTTGACGATTAGCTTCACGGTGAGTCTCATTTTGATCAGATGACGCTTCCTCTTCTGTTATTACTCTTCTGGAGCTCATTAAAGAGAGGGCCATAGAACGACGTTTATTTACCTCTGAATCTTGTTCCTTAATCTGTCGAGGTACGCCAAATGGTTGGTCATACCTATCTAAATACCCGACATAAGGTACATACGGATAACTGTCGTGCGCATAAGGTGTAGGTACATCTTGCAGCAATAAATTACCTAAGAAAGCCGCAGTACGCATCTTTTTCACATTGGCTGTTAAAACTTCAGTAGCCTGTTGAATCACTTCGTACTCTTCATTAGGTGAAGGTAAAGTATCTAGGTCTATAACCCTTCCGTTTGGCAGTTTAGCAAAGAATCCTTTATCTACAACTGTATACCACATCTCTATAGGCCTAACACGATTAGTCTGTGTGTTTACCCAGGAAGAGGATCCTATGTAGCGTCTCATTTCTTCAATCTGAGTGCCCTCGTCCAAAATATCAGGCACAAAATCGTCAATGCTTAGCTCCCTAAACTGCTCTCGTATTTCTTTGTCTTTCTCAGGAAACAACATAGCTACATCATCAAGATTTGACCACTCTGCTGAGAACGCGTATCTACAAGACTCTTTGGGCATCCATGGAGTTGAATAAGGATCCCACCATACTGAGTACCAATTACGCGGGAAGTAGTGAACTTTTTCTTGCCTAGGGTCTGGATTATACCCAGTCTCTAAAAACCCTATACCCGCTGTTATTGATTGCTCAAATGCTCGTTTCTTATGTCTAGGTCCTTGACACTGGTCTCCAACAAACATAATAGCTTCAGACATAACTTGCCCTAGCTCGTTATCTTCTTTAGTTCGACCTTTTGCAGTAACCATAGGTGGAGTAGTAAGATAAGACCCTTGCAACAAATTCAGCACTGGAAAAGTTCTATTGATCGTAATAGAACGTATCCCCAGTTTTTCGTTACGTTTTAAGTCAGCCAGGGTCCACTGTTTACCATCCCTAAACTCATAGTCTTCCCAAGACTCAGCTCTCCAGTCTTGTGCAGCCAATTGAGCTTCTCCTGCCCATCCTATCAATTGTTTTAGAGACGCTTGGTTAGATTTTTTCATATTTACACAAAGTTATAAATTCTTCGCTCAAGTTAATAACTGTAGACATCGTCTCGTTCAAATTTAACAGCGGGTATAGAATCGCCATTTATATACATACAAAGGTACTGTAAAGCATCATGTGCATGGCTCCACTTATTCTTAGTAGCCCTGTCACTGAAACGAGCTTCTCCTGCTACTTGTAACCGTTTGAAAGAGTAGCCTGAGTTAAACCCTTTGCGCAGTGTCTTACAACGCGGATGGAGTTGGAATCCTGGTCGTCCGTCAATAAGTCTTTGTAAAGGCTCGCGTACAGCCTCCCATCTAATATCAGGGTCGTTGGTATTTGCTTCGTCAACATCATATCCAAGATCATATAGCGCCTTGAAAACAGTTTCTTCATCTGTATCACTCCGTCTATTACCCGCAGGATCACCTACTAACCTTAAGTCATATCCTCTGTAAAACCTATTCAGAATAGGCTTCAATGCATGTTTGATAAATTGTTTTATACCCATACCGTCTGCAACTACTTCTGCTAGGATATGGACAGCCCCAGTAGGTGTCTCTTGCCCAAGTACTGCGGCAGGAGTCAAACCAAAATCCAGACCTATAATAAGAGGTAAATCCTCGTTAGCTTTTAACTCCGTAGCAACGTGCAGAGAATCCGTCCACTGTTCTCTATAAATCGGTTTACCTTCCACAACTACTCCGTATGCATTTGCCAGGTTGACATCAATCCAGCTGTCACTCTTACCTTCCATACCATTTATGTAATAGTTATCGGGTAAGTTATTCAAATTCTCTGCCTTAGGATTTGGTATCCATTTCCCATTCCACCTAAGTTTAGCTTTTCCAGGTATAGTTGTATCTAACGCAAGTTCTTTCATTAGCCCTCCAGGTTGTCGAAAGAACTCCCACCCTTTAGGCTTTGTCTCTTCTGCCATCTCATACAGCCAATGGTCCTCATCTGGTGCATTGTAATCCCCAATCATGCCATGCCAGGTAGGCCCGCCGTCCATTGCGCTAGGATACCGTCCATGCCTAAGATCAGCCATATCTATTACATCTTTTGGTAACTCTTTGGTCTCGTTCAACCAAAACACAGTAACCTGTGAACCTCGTAATTTCTTAATTGCTTGGGGTTTGTCTAAGGCTATGAACACGATCTCTGACTCAACTATGGTTTTGTCTACCAACCTAAACCGCAGGCGGTGTGTAGGAGGGTGCATACCACCTGCGGTAAAGGAGCCCAACGGACCAAAAAGCTCGAGCCAGTCTTTAATGGTAGTGGTGTTGAGATCGGAATAAGTATTACGTATTGCATAGGCCCTAGTCTTACGTAGTCGCTGTTGATTAGGCGCTTGGTTACACATAATCTTGAATATCTTTTCACAAGACTCAAATGTCTTAGCACTCCCCAAAGGACCCATGATTAAGGCAACTTTAGCCTTAGACTCTCTATACGCGTTAAGTACCTCGCCTTGAGCTTTTGTTTTTAAAGTGAATCTCATCGTCCACTCAGGTCCCTGATAATGACTGTAGGTATACCATCGTCCCCTTGTGAAATAGCTAAACCCGCTGCAGCCACTTTTCCAGGTAGATCTTTAAGCGACATCGTAAGCTGCCTAATGTCAGCGGGCTCTACGCAATGGGCTACTAGTGAGTGAGCTTTAGTTACTAGAGCTGACTCAAACGCAGCATACTTATGCGCGAGATGAAGATCTTTGGCCAGGTTGAATACTTGAAGACGGAGCTTAGCTTCTTTAATGTAGAGAGTTGAGCCTTCTTCTAAGGGTGAAAGCTCTTCGAATCCGTCGTCATCGTTATCGCTATCGCTGGGAGTATCAGAGGAAGTACTGAAAGCATACTGTAGGTCCTCTATAGAAGGCCACCATTGCTTCCAATTGTTATCGTGGGCTTCATTTTCCAGAGATTTAGGAGTGAGACCTTCATCACTGGCTATACTAGCTAATGAGGCGTTTAATATTTCATAACGCAATCTGAGTAGGGCTAGGTCAATCATCT